CTTTTTATTTTCCCCACGGGGCGGAGGGGGGACACCCGTGACTGACGACTATGGCCCGATTGAGGCGACTGTCCGTAGGGACGTGGCGCACCTGATCACTGAGCATCCGATGGGCGAGTCGCTGGCTGAGATGTCGTTCGCTCTCGCTCGGACGCTGGATGAAGGCGCGGGCTTGGCGGTCGCTGCGGTGAATCGCGAGCTGCGGGCGAATCTGACTGAACTTGCGGGGCTGGGGGTGGCTGGTGACTCAGACCTTGATGCCCTCTTGTCCACGCCAGGCGGCGATGACGTGTCCGCCGAGGTTCGGGACGGCGAGGACTCCTAGCCGTAAGACGCTGGGCGGCGCGGTCGGGGTGCTGGCCGCGATGCTGGGCAAGCCGCTGATGGAGTGGCAGCAGTACGTGGTTGACGTGGTGCTGGAGATCGACCCCGCGACCGGCGAGCTGGCCTATAACGAATGGTCCTTGACGGTTCCCCGTCAATCGGGCAAGACGACGCTGCTGCTGGCGAAGAACTCGCACCGCTGTATGGCGACGGGCTTTTTTGGTCCGAATCAGCAGATCGCGTATGCGGCGCAGACGAAGCTAAAGGCGACCGAAAAGTTCGAGAAGGACTACGCGCTGACGATCCGTCAGGCGGGCAGGTCAAGCGCGGCACTGAAGCAGGTCAAGGTCCGCACCGGGAACGTGAAGGTGGACATCCGGTACCCGAACGGCTCGACGTGGGCGGTGGAGTCGGGGACGGAGAAGTCCGGTCACGGCTCGACGTTGGACGGCGCGGACATTGACGAAGCGTTCTCGCAGGTGGACAACCGGCTGGAGCAGGCGTTCAACCCGGCGATGATCACCCGCCGTAACCGGCAGTTGGGGATCATCTCGACGGCGGGGTGGGAGGACGCGAGCCCGTATCTGCTGGGCAAGGTCCAGATCGGCCGGAAGGCGGTCGCTGACGGCGTGACACATGGGCTGGCTTACTTCGAGTGGTCGGCTCCGGATGACGCGGATCCGGGCGATGAGCGAGTGTGGCTCGCCTGCATGCCGGCGCTGCATCGGCCTGACTGCCTGCCGGGGTGTGCGCTGCACACGATCCAGGTCGAGGCGATCCGGGCGGAGTACGACAAGGCGCTGCGGGAAAACAAGCTCACCGAGTTCTCGCGGGCATATCTGAACCAGTGGCGGCCGAAGCCGCGCCCTGGTGACGAGACGGCGCTGGGTAACTGGTCGGCGTGTCTGGGTTCGTTCACCGCTGACGCTCCGCTGCCTGCCGTTGCTGCGATCGCGGTGTCGGTGGCGAAGGGTCGGGACTCGGCGGCGATCGGTGGGTGTGGCTGGGTCGATGACACGCCGGTGGTGTCGCTGGTGGATGAGCGTCCGGGCGTGGAGTGGGTGAAGGGCGAAGCTGCCCGGATCGGGAAGCAATGCAACGTCCCGGTGGCGGTGCTGGTCACTGGTCCTGCCGGCGAGAAGGTCGCCGCTGACATCGAGGCGCTGGGCGCTGAGGTGGTGCGGGCGAAGCTGCCGGAGTACGTGATCGCGTGCGACGACATCTACGACCGGGTGACGCGGCAGGCGATCCTCCATCCTGGCGACTCTGCGCTGAACGACTCGGTGATCGGCGCCCGGTGGCGTCCCTGTGGGGATGGGCGGCGGGTGTTCGGGTGGCGGGCGTCGGAGTCGAATCTGGCGCCGACCGAGGCCGTGACGCTGGCGCTGTGGGCTGCGCAGCGGGAAACCGAATCTGTCTACGAGACGCGGGGGTTGCTGACGCTATGAGGTCCCGCGTGTTGCGTTCCCGGTTTCGTGAGCGGGTGGTGGTGACGCTCCATGATGGGCGCGCGTTCGGCGGGATCTTGTACTCCTGCGACGACAAGGCGTTGGTGCTGCGTGGCGCTGAGGCGCTGGGGGCCGGCGATAACGGCGCGGCCCTCCCTCTCGACGGCGAGATCATCTGCCTGCTGTCCACCGTGAGCTACATCCAGAGGCCGTAGGGGGGGCGCGCATGTTTGTCAGTGGCGGCTCCCTCGTGTCTACCAAGACGCCGTTTCGGCTTTCTGAGCTTGACTCGTCGTTCTTCTCGTACATGCCTGGCATGTCGTCGAGCGCGTGGCCTGCGTCGTATGGAGCGATTTTCGAGCGGCACTTGTGGGTGTACGTCGTCGTGACGAAGCGTGGCCGCGCTTTGGCTCGGCTGCCGCTTCCCATCTATGGGCGGCGGGAGCAGGGCCGGGAGCGGGTGGACTCGCACCCGATGGCGAGGCTGCTGTCCGCGCCGGCGCCCGGCTTGTCGCCGTGGTCGCTGTGGCTGTGGACGACGGTGACGAAGGATATTTACGGGCAGACGTTTTGGGGGAAGGTTCGCACCCGGGGTGTCGTGACCGGGCTACGTCCGCTTCATCCGACTGGGATGCGCTGGGACCCCGAGGCCGGCACCTGGTCGTTCGATAACGGCAAGCTTCGCCTGTCGGATATCAAGCCGTCTGACGTGCTGCACTTCGGTGGGCTCAGCGTGACTGGCGGTGCGGCGGCCCTGTCTCCGCTGGAGCCACTGCGGTCGACACTGGAGAACGAGTGGCACGCCAGAACTGCCACCTCCAACTTCTGGCAGCGCGGCGCGCGGCCGGGCACGGTGTTGATGCACGAGAGGACGCTGAGCGACGCCGGGATGCGGCGCCTGAAGGCGCAGTGGGATGAGGCGGCGGGCGGATCTGGGAAGGTCGGCGGGACGGTCATCCTGGAGGAGGGCATGGAGGCCAAGGCCATCACACTGACGGCCGAGGAGGCGCAGTACATCGAGACGCGGCGGCTGAACCGCGAGGAAGTGTGCGCGGCCTACGACGTGCCGCCGCCCGTGGTTCACATTCTGGATCGGGCGACGTTCTCGAACATCACTGAGCAGATGCGCTCGATGTACCGCGACACGATGGCCCCGGTGTGCTCGGAACTGGAGGGCGTCATCGAGACGCAGCTGCGGGCGGTCGAGTGGCCCAATGACGACATCTACGCCGAATTCCTCATGGATGAGGTTCTGCGGGGCGATTTTGAGACGCGGCAGGACGCGTTGGCGAAGGCCACGCACATGACGATCGCGGAGAAGCGGCGCGTGGAGAACCTGCCGTTCATCGAGGGCACCGACCGAATCTTCCTCAACACCGCGACACTGCCTCTGGATGCGATCGACGCGCAGGCGGCGGCCTTGACGGCGGTAACTGCAACCGATGAGGGCGAGGACGCGGACGTGATCCCTCTCTCGGTGGTCCGGTCACTGATGGGCCGTCTCTCGTGGCAGCGGTCACTGGATGACATTGACGTGAAGGCGCTCACCCAAGGTGTGGAGTGCGCGGGGATTGTCTTGCATGCGCTCGCGCTGGAGCGGGCTGCGTCGGGCGACGTGGCTGGCTTGCGGGCTCGGATCAAGGCGTTAGCGAAGGGATGACCATGTACAAGACTTTTGCGGTGGCCGAGGTCAAGTCGGCCACGTCGGATGACCCGAATGGCGCGTTCGAGGTGGTGCTGAGCGCGGAGACCTTGGACCGTGACGGTGAGGTCATCGTGGAGGGCGCGTTTGTGCCGCTGCCTGAGTCGATCCCGTTCCATGCGTTCCACGACTTCAAAAATCCGGTCGCCCGCGCGGTCCCGTATTACGAGGATGGCGTTCTCAAGGCGAAGGGCGTGTTTGCGTCGACGCCGAGGGCGCAGGAGGTTCGGACGCTGGTGGCTGAGGGGATCATCGGGCACACGTCGGTCGGGTTCATGGCTGCCCAGCGCGCGGATGTGGACGGTAAGGCGCATATCACGTCTGCTGAGCTGCTGGAGGGCAGTTTTGTGTCGGTCCCGTCGAACCGTGAAGCCGCGGTGCTCATGGCGAAGGCGTACGACGCTAAGTCGGGTGCCCGCAACTCCACGAAGGACGCCCAGCGTCTCCAGTCGATCCACGATCTTGCCGTCGAGAACGGCGCTAAGTGCCAGCAGGATGCTGGCGATGATTCTTCCACCGACGCCCCCGAGTCCCCCGCCGATGAGGCTGGTAAGGCTCCGGCAAGCGGAGTGGTCGAGGCAGCCCGCGCGATCGCGGCCGCCTCTCGTGTGCTGAGCCGGTTGGCCTAGCACTCCCCCAACCCACTGAATCACCCGACGACTGTCGGGCGGTTCCGCCTGCCCAAAGGAGGGCTACCCCATGAGCACTATGACGCTCACCCCTGCCCAAGAAGCGCTGGAGCGCGCAGTCAAGGGCCTGCAGGATTACGCTGACCACCTCGACGCGAAGGGCGTCGTGCCCAGCGCCGAGGAGAATGCCGAGCTGGTGCGTCGCGCCAAGGAACTCGGTGACTTGAAGGCTGCCGTACTCAAGGAGGCGGAGGATGCCGAGGCGTCGAAGGGCGCCCGGGGTGCTCTTGATGACGCGAAGGGCTTCCTGGCTGGCCTCGGTGGTGTGTCGGACGAGGGGAAGACGTCTGGCTTCAAGTCGGGCGACTTCACGAACTCGGGCTTGCCGGTCGAGACTCAGGGCAAGACGTTCGGCGAGCTGTTCGTCGATTCTCCGGCGTACAAGGAGTTCATTGGCCGTCACGCGGGCCGCGACGGGGTGATCCCCAATGCTGTGAAGGGAATCCAGTCCTCGCCGTTTATGACGGACGCGAAGTCGCTCATCACGGGCGCTTCGTCCACCTCGGGTGGCGCGTTCGTGCGGAACGATCTGTACGCTCCGACGATCGACCTGGTGGGCGAGCGGGAGCTGACCGTTCGCGACCTGGTGACGCTCGGCTCGACCACTTCGGACACGGTGGAGTACGTCCGGGTCACGTCGAAGACGAACAACGCGGCCCCGGTCGCTGAGGCGACCAGCTCGGCCGCTCCGACCGCTCCGGGTGTCGCTGGCCCGCTGGTGCTCAACCCTGGCGGCGGCTACAAGCCGGAGTCGGACATGGCGCTGGAGATCGTCTCGACCACGGTCAAGACGGTTGCCCACTGGATTCCGATCACCAAGCGCGCCGCTGCGGACGCGCCTCAGGTGCGGACCCTGGTGGACAACTTCCTGCGCTACGGACTGGCCGAGGAGCTGGAGGACCAGATCCTCAACGGCAACGGGTCCGGCGAGAACTTCACCGGCATTCTGTCGTCCAGCCCGCTCACTGTGGGTTCGGCTGGCACTGACATCGACGCGATCGTGGACGCGATCCGGTCGGTGCGGGTGACCGGTCGCCGGAAGCCGACTGCGCTGGTGATCCACCCGAACGACTGGTATTCGACTGGCTTCCTGCTCGCCAAGGACACCGCCGGCAAGTACCTGGTGGGCGATCCGCGCGCGAGCGTGGACCAGCTCAACCAGCTCTGGGGCTTGCAGGTTGTCGTGTCTGAGGCCATGACGGAAAACACCGCCCTGGTGGGCGACTTCCGGCAGTCGGTCCTCTGGGAGCGTGAGGGTGTCTCGCTGATGGTCTCTGACCAGCATCAGGACTTCTTCACCCGGAACCTGCTGGCGATCCTCGCGGAGATGCGCGCCGCGTTCGGCGTGCTGGACCCGCAGGCATTCTGCACCGTCACGGCCGTCTAGGTCTGGCTACTGACCCCGCACCCCCGGCCCGCGTGGACTGGGGGTGCGGGATCACCCAATACCCGGGAGGGGACTGTCTGATGAGTAACCCGCATTTCGGCGCGACGTTCGCGCAGCGCAAGGCGATCGCGGCCGGTGAGCCGGTGGAGCCGGTGGAGCCGGTGGTCGTTGAGAACTCGACGTTCGCGTCTCGCAAGGCGGTTGAGGCGGCCGAGAACAAGGCCGTGAAGTCGTCGGCCCGCAAGGGTCGGAGGCGGTAGGGCTCGTGCCTGAGTACTTCACCCTCGCGGAGTTGCGCGCCCTGCCCGATATGGGGCAAGCGCGCTACACCGATGACCGGATCGAGGATGTTGCGGCGTACGTCGTGGCGGTCATCGAGGGTGAGGTTGGCACGTCTTTTGTCGAGCGCGAGGTGGTGGAGACGCTGCCGACGCCGAGGGTGTCGCTGGTGCTCGGGACGCCGTACACGCGCGGCCTGGTGGGTGTGAAGCTGGATGGGGTGTCACAGGTCGCTGCGGACTTCCGCCTGACGGCCGGGGTGTTGTCGTACGCCGATGGACGCGAGTTCACTACTCCGGGGCTCGGGTCAATCGAGGTCACCTACAAGGCGGGGTTTTCTGCCGCACCGCCGGCCGACATCAAGGAGGCCGCGCTCCAGGCGACACGGGCGCGGCTGATGGAGACCGACTCCAATGCAGTGATGCACGACCGGCGCAGCTCGACCAGCTCGGATGGGTCGACGACGACGTTCGTGCTGCCGGGTGACAGTGGGCGCGCGTTCGGCTACCCGTCTGTGGATGTCGTGGTGGCGCGGTATGCGCGGCAGTTGCATGTGGCGTCGGTGTTCTGATGGCCGGCTCCATCATTGCCGCCGTCCGTAAGGCGGTCGCGGACGGGTTGGCGAACGAGCCCGGACTTGCTGAGGTTTCGGTGTCGTACGGGCTGCGGCATGACGCCCGCGACCGGTGGCAGGTCTTCACCGACATGGGGCGCGCTCAGACTCCCCCGGCTGCACTACGGGCAGGCCGGAATCACCGCAACGAGCAAGCGGAGTTCCGCATCGTGGTGCTGGTGATCGAGCCGGGCGGGAACGCGGAGGACGCGGACGCCCGGGCACTGGAGTTCGGCGCCGTCATCGAGGAGTTCCTGGCCGACCGGAAGAACAACGAGCTGGGTGTGCCGGGCTTGAACTGGATCCGCGCCGACTCGTGGCAGCTCGACGGCGGCTGGCAGGACACCGCGTGGGTGTCGCAACTGGTCTACACGGTGCGCTATGACGCGCGCCTGACGTGAGGGGAATGCAATGGCAGCTAAGGCAGTCGCGCTGACGTACGTCGGCCCGCATGACGAGGTGGAGGTGGCCGGACTGGTGGTGAAGCGCGGGGGGGCGGTTGACGTTCCTGCCGTGGTCGCCGGGTCGGCACCCTCGGACGATTCTCCCGGCTCTGGCTTGCTGGCTCAGGCCGACAACTGGCGAGTGAAGGAGTAGGCAATGGGCGCGATGGATTTCCAGTTTGGCGTGGCGAACGAATCCACGTTCAACACACCGGTCACGGTGACGAGGTTCTTCGAGTATGAGTCGGAGGGCATCGAGGAGTCGTACGGGCGGACGCAGGGCGACCCGCTGCGGGTCGGGTCTGGTTTCGTGCGCTCGGACCGCTTCACTCCGTATTTCGAGGGCGCGGCCGGCAACGTGCAGATGTCGGTACTCACGAAGGGCTTCGGGTTCTGGCTGCGGCACATGATGGGCGGCACGGTCGCTACGTCTGGCCCTGCCGAGTCCACGGTCTACACGCACTCGGTGACCGAGGGCGACCTGTTCGGCGATTCGTTCACGCTCCAGGTGAACCGCCCGTTCCACCCGTCCGGCACGAACCAGGCGTTCACCTATGCCGGCTGCAAGGTCACGGACTGGACGATCAGCAACGCAGTCGACGGCAACCTGCTGCTCGAGCTGGGTATCGACGCCGCGTCCGTCTCCACGGCTACCGCTTTGGCGACGGCGAGCTACCCGACCGGCATGGAGCCGCTGACGTGGGCCGGTGGCATGGTGACGATCGGCGGCACGAACGTGGACGTGACCGAGGTGTCGGTGAAGGTCGACAACGGGCTCAAGACGGACCGCCGCTTCATCCGTCAGAACACGGCGAAGAAGGAGCAGACGGCGGCTCGCCGCAAGGCGGAGTTCTCTCTGAAGCTCGATTTCGAGTCGCTGGCCATGCGGACCTACGTGGCCTCAGCCACGGCCGCCGGCGCGCGCGCGACCTTCTCGGCTACCTGGCGCGGCCCGTCGCTGCTGGGCACGACGATCTACCCCGAGTTCACCATCACCGCCCCGGTGGCGCGGTTCGATGACTGGAAGGCGTCGGTCGGTGGCCCGGAGGCGTTGGAGCAGGAAGTGGGCGGCGAGATCCTGTACGACGGCACATCGTCGCCGCTGACCCTCACCTACAAGTCCGCCGACACCACGGCGTAACCCATGGGTCGGATGCGTGCCGACCGGTCGGTCGGCGTGCAGGTCGAGGGCCTGCGGGAGTTGAATCGGGCGCTCAAACAACTGGGTCCGGAGCATCAGCGGGAACTCAAGGACGCGGGCATGGATGCCGCGAACGTAGTCGTGCGGGCCGCGACCGGCCTGGCGTACGCGCAGGGCGGCGTGGCTGCGAAGACCGCCCCGTCGCTGCGGGCACATGGCTGGACGGGCGGCGCTGGCGTGTCGATGGGTGGCTCCGGCTACCCCTTCGCGGGCGGCGCGGAGTTCGGCTCGATCCGCTACCGGCAGTTCCAGCCGTGGCGCGGGAACGGGTCGGACGCCGGTTACTTCCTGTATCCGGCGATCCGCAACGAGTCGGACGCGATCACTGAGGCGTACGACGCGGGGTTGGGGCGAGCAATCGAGAGGGCGGGGCTGGATGAGTAATCGGCCGAGCATGGCGCGGAAGCACACGCGGACGACGAAGCAGGCGCAGCGGGACCAGCTGAACGTCGGCTACCGGATGACGATCGACGGCGAGGTCTACGAGGCGCGTCTGGGTGAGGTGACTCCGGAGATCGCGCGGGAGCTGCGTCGTCATATCGGCGTGGGCTTCATGGGGCTGCTGGAGCAGATGGCCCGGGATGCCGATATCGACCTGGTGTCGGCTGCGGTGTGGGTGGCGCGGCGTATCCGGGGCGAGCGGGTTGCCTTTGAGGATGTGTCGGTGTCGTACGCCGACATGCTGGCGGACGACTTCGATATCGGTGAGGCGTCGTCCGGGGAGGACGCGGCCGACGACCCGGAAGCCTGAGGCGGGCGCTGCTGGCGCGGTTGCCCGCCCTGACCCGGTTTTACGGCATCAAGCCGACCGACATTGACGGCATGACCCTGCGTGAGGTCTCGGAGTACCTGACGCAGATGGATGAGGCGCTAGCCGAGGACAACTGAATCGGGGGGTGATGGGCGTGGCTCGTCGGATCACGGTTCAGTTCATCGGGGATGCGTCGTCGCTGAATCGGGCGACCGATAGCGCAGGCCGGTCCACCTCGACGCTGGGCGACAAAATGAAGCGCGTCGGCCGGATTGCTGGCGTGGCGCTCGCTGCGGGCGCTGTGCTGGCCGCGAAGGGCCTGTTTGAGGCAACGAAGGCGGCGGCGGCTGATCAGGCGGCACAGGACCGGCTTGCTCAGACTCTCCGGAACGCCACGCGGGCGTCGGCGGCACAGATAGCTGGGGTTGAGTCGTGGATTTCGGCGCAGGGTCGGGCGCTGGGCGTGACGGATGACGAGCTGCGTCCCGCGATGGAGAAGCTGGTTATCGCGACCGGTGACGTGGCGAAGGCGCAACGGCTCGCCTCCCTGGCGATGGACGTGTCGGCGGGGACAGGGAAGTCGTTGGAGTCGGTGTCAGCAGCGCTGGCGAAGGCGCAGAACGGCAACGTGTCCGCGCTGTCTCGGCTCGGTATCGCCACGAAGGACGCGTCCGGGAACACGATGAGCTTCGCGCAGGTCACGAAGTCGCTCGGCGACACGTTCGGCGGTCAGGCTGCCACGAAGGCGGGGACCTTTGAGGGGATGATGGGCCGGCTGCGGCTTATCTTCGATGAGACCAAAGAGACCATCGGCATGAAGCTGCTGCCGGTCGTGACGCGGTTCGCTGCGTGGTTCTTGCGGGACGGCATCCCGGCGATCTCCCGTTTTGTGGGGACGATGAAGGCGACCCTGGGGCCAGTGCTCCGGTTTATCGGTGACCTGTTCCGCACGGTCACGGGCGGACTCAGGGGCGACGCGTCGAAGAATTTCGGCATGGTGACCGACATTGTGCGCGAGGTGACCTCGACTGTGCGGTCGCTGTGGGGTCGCTTCGGTGGACAGATCACCACGATTGCCAAGTCCGCGTTTGGGCTGATCAAGTCGATCATCGGCGGCGGGCTCCAGGTGATCCGGGGCATCGTGAAGGTGGTCTCTGGCCTCATTAAAGGCGACTGGGGCAAGGTGTGGTCCGGGATCAAGGACATCCTGAAGGGTGCCTGGCGGATCATCCTGGCGGTGATCAAGAACGCGATGACGACCGCGAAGGCGGTCCTGTCGGCCGCCTGGGGCGTAGTGAAGTCCATCGTCGGCCGGGCGTGGGACGGCATCAAGAACGCCGTGAGGGCCGGGGTCGACAAGGTGGTCGACTGGGTGACAGGCCTCAAGGACCGGGTGGTCGAAAAGGTGACCAGCATGAAGGACCGGATGGTCTCGGCTGGCCGCGACATCATCGGCGGCCTACTGTCCGGCATCAAGGCCCGTGCGGGCGAGGTGCTGGACTACATGCGGAACCTGGCGACGGACGCGCTGAACGCGGTCAAGGAAAAGCTGGGCATCAACTCCCCATCGAGGGAGTTCCAGAAGGTCGGGCACGACACCGTGGACGGCTTCACGAAGGGCCTCTCGGACCGCAAGGGCGACATCAAGAAGAAGATGAAGGAAATCTTCGAGCTTCGCGGCGAGGTGATGGATTCCTTCAAGTCGAGCTTCGGCCAATCGGTTTTCTCCGCCGACTTCGGGGGCTCCGATGGCACCGAGGTTCCGACCGTGCAGGGCATGATCGAGTGGCAGCGGGCGCAGGCTGCCAAGGCGGCGGCATTGCGAGCGAATGTCGCGAAGCTGATCAAGGCCGGCCTGTCGAAGGACTTGCTGCAGGAGATGCTGGGTGCGGGCGAGTCTGGCGCGGCACAAATCGCGGCCCTCGCCTCGGGTTCGGCGTCGGATATCGCGCAGCTCAATGCACTGAACGCTTCCACGAACGCGTCGCTGTCGGCTGCCGGTAGCCGCTTGGGCTCGGCATTGCATCCGCGCGCGCGTGGCGCTGGGCGGGATGAGCGTCCGATCGTGGTGCAACTGCACATCGACGGGCGGCGCATCCACGAGGCACTGGTGCGGCGGAAGCGGCAAACCGGCATGGCGCTGGGGCTGGCCTAATGGCCTATGAGGTCGCGGTCGAGATCGCGTGGACGCCGGGCTACGGGTCGCTGGGTGGCCGCGCCTGGTACGACATCACCCCGTACGTCGAGGGCGGTGACGCTATCGAGATCACGCATGGGCGCGGCGACGGTTTTTCGACGGTGGAGCCGGCGTCGTGTCGGCTGACGCTGGACAACCGGGACGGGCGGTTCACTCCGGGCAACACGTCAAGCCCGCTGTACCCCTCGGTGAAGCTGGGCCGGGCGCTGCGGGTGATTGCCCGCGACACGACGGTGGCTGGTAATGCGCTGATCTCCGAGGTGTCGACGGCTGAGCCGACGAACTCGGCGAACTTCTGGCAGACCTACACCGTGGGCTACGGGTACGGCGCGACACAGGCGACAAAGGCGCGCTCGACGGCGCAGGCGCAGGCAGGCACGGCGTCACTGCTGGTGACGTGGCCAACTGTGGCTGCTGGCCAGTGTGCGGTTGCTTATCCGGTGAGCCTGGTGGTCGGGCGGACGTACACGCTGTCTGCGTACGTCTATGTCCCCGCTGGCTCGCCTGCGGTGCGGCTCGCTTTCGGGTCGGCGGCCACGTCGACGGCGTCGGCGGTGACCGGCTCGTGGCAGCGGCTCTCGGTGACGTGGACGGCGGATTCCCCGACGACGGGCGTGTGCATCGTCAACTCGGGTGCAGCGACCGCTGGGCAGACGGTTTACGTCGACTCGGTGATGCTGGACGAGGGCTCGACCCTGCGGGCGTTCACCTCGTCGGGCGGTCCCGTGTCGTGGCGGTTCGCTGGCCTCGTGGAGGAGTGGGCGGTCGACTTCGCGGACGGCACGCCGAACGCGTCGCGGGTGTCGGTGACAGCGGCGTCACCCATGGCGCGCCTGGCGGCCGGCAATGAACTGCGGTCGGTGATCGAGGAGGAATCGCTTCTCGATGACCCGCTGTGTCACTACCCCCTCGGGGAGGCGGCCGGCTCGACGCGGGCGGGCAATATCTCGACGCACGTGCAGCCGTCGCTCACGGTGCGGCAGGTGGGCTCTGGTGGGACGCTGGAGTTCGGGGAGGGGATCGGTCCGCCGACAGATGGACTGTCGGCGCCGATCCTGACTCGGGCGTCGTCGGGAAACGGCAAGTACCTCGGCGCGACGCTCCATGCGGGCACGTCGGGTCTGTACTTCGTGGTGGCGGAGGTGTGGTTCAACACCTCCACTGCGGGGCCGATGACGCTCATGGAGCTGTCCACGGCGGGAGGCGACGCGCGGCTGTCGCTGTACGTGACTGCGGCTGGGAAGCTGGCGATCCGCGCCGACAATGCGGGGTCGGTTGTCACGGTGACGGGTACGACGACGGTTACGGATGGGTTGACGCATCACGCGCGGGTGGTCCTCGACGTGGTGGCGTACATGCACGTCTACTGCGATGGGGTGGATGAGGGTTCGGCGGTGATGCCGTACTCCACCGCGCCGAACTTCACGCGGGTGACGGTGGGCGGCGCTGCCGCCGCGACGACCTATAGCGACGTGTTCAACGGCACCCTGGCGCACGCCGCGGTCTACGCGTCGATGGACGAGCAGACATCGAGCCGGATGCTGTCTCGCTACACGGCCGGGTCCTCGGGCTTCGCGGGCGAGCTGTCGAGTGCGGCGATCTTGCGCCTCATGGGGTACGCGCAGTGGATGGACGGGGCGGCATTCACGGGCTCGGCGGTGATGTCAGCCGTCGACACGACTGGCCAGCAGGCGTTGGAGCTGATGCGCGGCGTCACCCTGACCGAAGGTGGGCTGCTGTACGACTCTCCGACCGGGACGCTGACGTTCCAGTCGCGGAGCATCCGCTACAACCCCACTGTCGACCTGACGCTGGATTGCGCCAAGCACGAGGTGGAGGCGGCTCTGCTGCCGGTGCTGGATGCGTCGACTTTGGTCAATGACGTGACGGCGACCCGGCCGGGCGGCCCGGCCTATCGGTCGGTGGATGCGGCGTCGGTGGCCGAGTACGGGCCGCGCCGGCAGGCGCTGGAGCTGTGGACGACGAGTGACGCCGACGTGGAGGCGGCGGCGGCGTGGGTTACGTCGCGCTACTCCACGCCGGCTGTGCGGATCCCGACTGTCTCTACCGACGTGCTGGCGGTGTCGTCTCCGGGCTCGCTGCTGGGGTTGCAGTTGTCGAGTGTGATCCGGCTGGCGAACGTCCCGGCACAGGTGGGGCCGGCGACGATCGATCTGTTTGTGGAGGGCTGGTCGGAGTCGATCACTGGCACCTCGTGGATGGTGACGTTCAACACGTCATCGGCGGACGGCTGGTCGGCATGGCAGCTCGACTCCGCGACTCTCTCGGTGCTCGGCACTACGACCACGCTCGCCTACTAGGAGGCCCCGATGGCATGGACTGACCCCCGGACGTGGGTATCTGGCGAGGTGGTTTCGGCGGCGCTGATGAATGCGCATGTCCGCGACAACCTCAAGGCGCTCGGCGATGCCTGGCAGGCATACACGCCGACCTACACGAACTTCACGCTCGGCAATGGCACGGTCTCGGCTGCGTACATGCAGGCGGGGAAGATGATCGGCTATCGGGGCACGGTGACGCTCGGGTCTACGTCGTCGGTGGGGGGCATTTTCCGGGTGTCGCTGCCGGTGGCGCATGTGTCTTCGGCGGCTTACTACCCGCTCGGCGGGAACGCGGGCCTGTTTGACACGTCGGCGAACGCGCGGCGCTGGTGGACCCCCGTCGCTTTCACCGGGACCGAGTTCCTGATCGGTGACCCGTCCGGTTCATACGCGAACGCCACGTCCCCGTGGACGTGGGCGACCGGCGACCAGTTCTCCTGGATGTTCTTCTACGAGACCGCGTAATCCCGCCGCTGACCGTGGGGGTCGAGGGAGGGTGACATGGACCTGTCCGCTATCCCGTGGGGGACCGCCACGCCGGTGGGCGCGATGGTCGGCATGGTGTGGGCGCTTTTCCGACTGTTCGCGTCGGGCGCGATCGCGTTTCGGCGTGAGGTGGAGGACACCCGCGCGCAGCGTGACGCGGCCGTGGCTGAGCTGGTGGAGCTTCGCTCGTCGGTGGCGGCGCTCGCGGGCGCGGTGAAGTCGACGCAGGGCAGTGTGTCTGCCCTGGGTGACCTGATCCGGGAGGTGACTGGTCGATGATCCGGTGGTGGCGCGCTCGGGTGTCGCCTGACCCGTCCGTGTCTGCGGCGGTGGTCGAGGAGGGCCGGGAGCGGGGCCGTGAGGCACTGCGGGAGGCCGAGGAGCTAGCCGCACAGGCGGTGGAGACGGAGAAGTCGATGCATCGGCTGCGCAAGCGCCTGCGGGCGACTGATACCCGGACGTTCCGGTTGGTGGTGGATCGGTGACGTGGGTGGGCTGGTGGCTGCTGTTGTCGACGCTGGCGGCGTTCTTGACCTCGGGTGGTTTCCTGGGGCGCCTGCTGATGACGCGCTGGGAGGAGACGAGCGCGGGACGGATGACGGTGGTTTTCGCGGCGGCGGCGTGGCTGCTGTCGGCGGGCGCACTGCGCATCGTCTTCGGGGCGTCTGAGGATGTGATCCAGCCAGTGCTAGCTGTGGCGTGGACGGTGATGGCGGCCGTCACGGTGTGGCGCTGGCGGGAATTTGAGCGGGTGCAGAGGGATGCCTGAGTATCGCGTGTTCGGCACGGACTCGTCGGGTCGTCCGATTCGGATGACGCCCTACATGGCCGCATGGGTCGAGGGCTTGACCTGGCGACTGGGCTGGCGGCCGGTGATCGTGCAGGGCGCGTGGATGACTCAGGGCGCGGCGGCGTCGGCCGGGTATCACAACGGCGGCGGGTGCCTGGATTTCCGGACCCGCGACCTGACGATCGGTCAGTGCCGGGATCTGGTGGCTGCGTGTCGCGCTGGTGGCGCTGGTGCGTGGCTGCGTGACGCCGAGCACGGCGGCATGGACCCGCATCTGCATCTGGTGCTGGGCTCTGACGTGGGCCTGGCGCCGGGTGCTGCCGGGCAGTGGCGCGACTATCTCGCCGGCCGCGACGGTCTCGCGTCGCGTGGCCGTGACTATCACCCCCGACCTGACCCGCTACCTATCGAACCCCCGGAGGACTGGCTGATGCCTACTGCTGCTGAGGTCGCCGCCGCTGTGCGCGACATCGAGATCCAGACCGAGGACGGGCCTCAGCGGCTCGGGAGGGTGGTGGGTCGCATCTACAACCGGCTGCCGTCCGCTGGCGAGCTGGCGGCTGCGGTGGCTGCGAAGCTCCCGACTGTTCCCGCCCCTGACGTGCAGAGGGCTGTGGAGGCCGCTCTGCGTGACCTGACCCTGACCGTGAAGGAGAAGTCGTGAACATCAACCCATCGCCCCGTGTCCGGCATGCGCTCTACATCCTGACGGCGGTCGGTACGCCGATCGTCGTCTACCTCCAGGCCAAGGGCATCATCGGCCCGACCGAGGTTGCCCTGTGGGGCGCCGAGGTGACCGTGGTCAGCGCTATGGCCGGGTTCAACGTCGACCACCGGGAGGGCTGAGCGATGCCCGGCGAGCTTTCGACGGTCGGCGCCGTCAACGCGCTGAACGGTGCCCTCGGGCGGGTCACTCAGACCGCCCGGACTACCTACGTGGCACTGCTCACGGCGGCGCCTACCGACGCGACGACGCTGGCAACCATGACGGAGTATGCCGCGACCGGATACGCGCGGCAGTCGATCACCTGGTCGGCGCCGTCCGGTGACCCGTCCGCGTCGTCCAACTCGGCCACCCTGACCTACGGGCCGTTCACGGCCGGGACGGGCGCGACGATCACGCACGCGGCGCTGGTGTCGGCCGCGTCGGGCACGTCGGGCGACTTCATCTACTGGTGGGCGCTGGACGCCTCGAAGACGCCGACCACCGGTGACTCTTTCGAGTTCGCCGCGTCGGCGCTGTCGGTGAGCCTCGACTGATGCTGCTCATTCCCGGCACGGGAGATATGCGCGTCATCTCCAACATGGGCCTGGTGGGTACCACGCAGCCGGGCGTGGCAGTGCCGGAGGGCGCGTCTGTCGACACGTACGGCGCAACGACAGAGGTTTTGTCGGCGGCAGCGAACACGATGGAGTCGTGGGGGATTCGCATCACACTCACGGCGATCACCGCGCCGGCGGCAGCGATTGCGCACGGCGTGGTCGACATCCTGGTCGGTACGGCCACGGAGGATGTGCTGGTGTCGTCACTGATCGTGGGTGGGGGCTACATCACGTCGCCGAGGTCGTTCTTCTTCCCGGTGCGCATCCCGTCCGGCACGCGGATCGCGGCGCGGTTCGCGTCGGGCATGGCTCACGCGACCGACGCCCGGGTAGGGGTCTATCTCTATGGCGGCTGCCCGGCACCGTTCCGGACTGGCCGGAAGGTTACGACGTACGGGACGAAGGTGGGGCCGGCGCGCGGGCAGGCGGTCACAGTAACCGCGAGCGGCGGTGCGGCGGCTGCGACACAGCTCGCTGCGGCGACGGTGGATGACCACTTCTACTTCCTGCCTGGCTTCCAGGCCGAGACGGACTCGACTGTCACCCCGAACACGTTCGTGAACGTCGGCGTCGGCGTCGGGGCGGCGACTGAGGAGCGCATCGGCACCTGGTGGTTCTCCAAGACCACCGAGGAGCGGCAGTCTGGCCCGTGGCCCGATATGGGCGTGTGGCGGGATGTTCCTTCGGGGCAGCGGCTCACGCTGCTGTGCTCGAACGGCGGCGCCAATGACGCCGCCTACGGCGGCCTGATCTACGCAGTGAGCTAAGGGGGGTCACGATGCCTATCGCTGAGCACGCATCCCGCGCGGCCGTCACGGTCGGCGCGACGGAGTACAGCATCGTGAATGGCTCTACGACGCTCGCGACCGATGCCACCGACGCAGTGATCCAGGTCTACGTCGATGCCTCGGCTATGGCCAAGGGTGATGAGTACGTGCTGCGGGTGTATGAGACCGTCCGGTCGGGCGGCACGAAGCGCATCGTGGAGGAGTGGTCACTCCTCGGCGTGCAGGCCGAGATCCTGGCCACGCCGTCGATGATCGTCATGCACGGCTGGGATGTGACGCTCCAGAAGCTCGCGGGCACCGATAGGGCGTTCGATCTGAGCATCCGCAAGGTCTCCTAGTGTCCGGCTGGGCGTTTGGTGGCGCTGCCGAGGCGCTGCTCACCGCTCCGGCTGGTCCGGTCACCCATCAGGGCGTCGCGTCGGGCTCGGGTGCGTCGACGGGCGGCAGTGCTGGGCGGCTGGTGCTGCGTGCGTCGGCCTCGGGAACGCGACAGTCGACAGGCTCGGCTGCGGGGACGCTCGTCGCTGGCGGCACCACCCATCAGGGTATGGCGGCGGGCACCAGTGCATCCTCGGGCGCTGCCGTGGTCCGCGTCGTACGCCGTGGCGCGTCCTCAGCCGCCAGTGTTTCTACGGGTGCCGCGACGGCTCGCGTCGTACGCCGTGCCACGGCGGCAGGCTCGGGCGCGTCTGCCGGGGCTGGCACCTCTCGTGTCGTACGCCGCGCTACAGCTTCCGGCGCTGGGGTATCGACGGGCAGTGCGTCGGCGCGTGCTGCGATCCGTGCGGGTGCATCCGGCGTTGACCAGTCGGCTGGCTCTGGGGTGGGGCGCCTCGTCGTACGTGACGCGGCGTCCGGCTCGGGCGCGTCGACGGGTGCGGCGTCGGGTGTCATCACTAACGGGCCGGTGGCCCATCAGGGCTCAGCATCGGGCGCGCGTGCGTCGACCGGCTCGGCTACTGCTCGGCTGGTCACGCGCGGCACGTCGGCGGGTGCTGGGCAGTCGGCAGGTTCCGCGACGGTCCGGATGGTCTGGCGCGGCTCGGCTGCTGGTGGGTCAACGTCGACAGGCGCCGCCTACGCTGTAGCGCTCTACCGCGCCACCGCTGCCGGCTACGGCATCTCGTCGGGCTCGGCTCTGGGCGACATCGCAGGACCGCTGCCCACGGGCGAGGTCACCATCCTCGCGGCCGGCCCTGCCGTACGCCGCTACAGCGCCGCGTTCGCCGGCGACCGATACGGCGCCGAGCTGGTGGAGCGCGGCCGTTACGCGGCCGTTGCTGGCCGCATCAGGTACGACGCCGAACCGGCGCTAGACAGAGTGGAGGCGCAGGCATGATGCGACGAACGTTTGCTCGCGGGACCATCGAGTACGTCGAGGCGGTGGTACTCACTGCCGACGACCCGAGCGCGGCGACTGTGCAGATCTCGCTCACGCCGGCTGGCGGCGAGCATGTGTGGCTGGCGGCTGGCTGGACTGGCCCGGCCGAGTATGAAGCGTCGATGGGCGCGTGGCGGCGTACGGCGCGCACGTCGAGCCCGGTGACGCTCTCCACCGCGAACTATCCGGCGTCGACGTACGCCGTGCACGCGAAGGTCACGCTCGGCGCCGAGGCCGCGATCGCTCCCGCGTGGGAGATGCGGATCACGTAGACCCCCTCCACGCCCCCCCGAGGGAAAGCCCCCCGCCCTACCCGGGCGGGGGGCGCTTCGCGATGCCCCTAGGTTGGCCATACGCCAAGGTCGTCGCCGGGATCGCCGGAACCGCGGGCGGAACGACCGGCTCCCCCACCGCAGCCTCCTACCCCACCAACGGGAACATCGCCATGGGCGGCACCGGCGGCGCAGGCCTCGGCGCCGCAGCCAGCACCGGAGCCAACGGCGGCGGCATCAACGCAGCCTCCATCGTCTCCCCCTTCACCGCCGAAACCGGCGGTGCAGGCGGCGCCACCGCAGCCACCGTCCCCCCAACGACGGAGACAACGGCACACCCCTCTACTTCATGGGCAAACCGATCTTCTTCCTACCCGGCATGGGAGGCCAAGCCACCCACGGCTCCGCCACCGGCGCCGGCCTCAAACAATCCCGAGGAGGCGACGGAGCACCCGGCTGCGGAGGCGGCGGCATGGGCGGCGCACTCACCGGATCAACCGCAGCAACCGCATCCAAAGGCGGACCCGGCATCTGCTACATCACCTGCTACTAGGGAGACAACTCATGGACACCACCAGCATCCGCAACAACCTCCTCACCGCAGCCGGCGACGCAGCCGACGAACTCAACCGCCTCGACACCGCCCTCACCACCGAACAAGCCACCACCGCAGCACAACGCGCCACCATCGCCGACCTCACCGACGAAAACACCGCACTGCGGGAACAGCTCGCGGCGCTGCAACCCAGACCCACCGCAGTGTTCGGCGTCGACAAAGCCGGGGTGGACATCGCCCCGGCCGGTCTCGGGTTCTTCCGTGGCCCGTATCTCGGCCCGGGCGACCTACTCAAAGGCCCCCTCTACTTCAACAACGTGACCCGCCGCCTGGCCGACGCCTATGCCAAGGGCTGCCGCACGTTCTCAGTCAGCTACAAGGACCGCGGCTCGACCGCGATGACCAACCTGTCCGCGTTCCTGAACCAGTTCCCCGACGACACCCGGATCTTCCTGACGTACTTCCACGAGCACGACGGCAACCTCCGCGACGGCTCCCTCACCATGGACCAATACCAACAAGGCTGCGCCGAGGCACGCCAAGTCGCCGACGACACCGGAGCACTGTTCGGCCCCATCCACAACGGCGTCACCTACGTCTCCGGCAAGTGGGGCATTCACCCCGACCAGTGGGCCACCAACGACCCCGAAGTCAAGATCGACTTCTGGGGCACCGACATGTACTTCAAGAAGTACGAGGACCCCGCCAGCCTCTACGGCCCGGCCGTCGACTACGCCCGCACACTGGGGCTGCCTCTCGTCATCGGGGAGACCGCATCGTTCGCCGGCCCACAACAGGCGCCGTGGGCAGCCGCAGCGCGCGCGTGGCTCGCCGGATGCGGGCTCGACGTGCACGCCGCATGGTGGTCTCAGCCGCACACGTCGGGGGACTACACGATGACCCCGGACACAGTCGCCGCATGGTGGCCCCACTAGACCCCTCGCTCCCACACCCCCGAGGGAAAAGCCCCCCGCCCTACCCGGGCGGGGGGCGCTTTCGGCATTTCAGGGGGCGGCTAGTCGCCGAGGTGGATCAGGGCGAGCGCCCCATCGACGTCGGGGAGCGCGGCAGCGCGCGGGTCCCACAGGTAGAAGCCCGGGAACGCCGTACGCCGCGTCTCCCCACACGAGCACTCCCACCCGTCCGGATGCCCGCGCCGACGGGTGACATAGTGCGCACCGCTCTCGATCCCCACCCACACTCCGTCCGTGACGCAGAACCGGCAGAAGTCGTACCCACTGCGGCGCTCGTTGGCCGGGGAGTGCCCGCACAGGTCACAGGTTGTGGTCGTCACGCTCGCCACGTCACTCACCGTCCCGGTAGTCGATCCGCAACCCCGGCACCCGCTCCGCAACCCGCGCAGCAACCGACCGCCACCACGACGCAGGCCACCCATCCACCACACCCTCACGCGGCACCAGCAGCAGCGGCTCAGGCTCATCCAGCAGCCTCGCCACTGCGGCGTCGATCACGTCGTCCGCGTGGTCGGTCCACTCACCCACGGTCGCCGCGACACCGGGCGGCACCACCATGTGGTCGTGCTCCCACCGCCGCCAGGTGCGGTTGTGGACGCCCACCCGGGCGCACGCCTCATCGACGGTCAGTCCGAGGTCTTCACGCGCGACGCGTAGCTCCGCGCCGGTCAGGGTGTCGGCGGGGATGGGAGAGCCCCCGGCACTGCCGGGGGCCTCATGATTGGCGGTCACAGCGCGTGCGCTTCCACGACTGCCCAGAACGCCGTTGACGCGTCAACGTCGGCCCAACCGTCGTAATGCGGCTTGAGGGCGAAGCCCTGATTGTTGAGCCGGTAGGTGTCGGTGGCCTCGTCGTAGGCGTCCTCGAAGTAGAGCACTTCGTCGGCGATCGCGTCGATGTCGTACTCGGCCCGCGCGTCGGGAACTTCGTCGCACTCGATTGCGTTGACGATGAGGTCTTGGATCGCGTCGGTCTTGCTGGCGTAGAGGCTGGTGGTCATCTTGCTTCCCCTTCTGGGTTTCGGTCTGGGACTCATTCCCTGACCTCGTAACCTCAGTCTATGCCCGCAAAGCGGGCACGTCAAGGGGTTTCGGGGGAAGTTTCTGGATGAGTTTCTAGGCCCGCTGCACGTTCCCGCACTGGTCCACCCGGATCACCGTGCGCTTCTCGTGCTTGACGATCGCGAGGACGATCCACACCGGGATCCACAGACCGACCGTCACGAGCGACAGCAGCAGGTGCAGGACGTGGTTCGGGCGCTTCCCTCGTACGACGACGGCCTGATAGTCGCTCTGCGACTCGACGCGGGCACCGCGCCCGACCTCGCCGGCTACGGCGTGCGCAGCAAGTCCAAGTTCTTTGCGAGCACGCGCCGCCTCTCGTTCCGCTTCGGCTTTGAACCCGCGCCTAAGTGTCATATCTCCCCGGCGGCGACGAGCGCTGCGAGCTTGCTGTGCATTTCTCCAAGCATTGAGTTAAGGCGCTGTGGGACCCCCGGCCGGAGCACGGAAGCGGCCCGGAGATGGCATGCCACCACTTGGCGCTGGGTGGGCTGCTTGGCGAGCACGTCATACATGCTGCGCAGCATGTCGGCGATCTTGATCGCAGCATCCGCTTCCAGTCGAGGGTCGGCAGAGAGGTGCGCGATCGCCTCATCGAGTGGATTCTGTTCTCGCTCGGCCACAGTTAGGAAGAACTGGCCGGGGGAGACGCCGAGCCATGCACACAGAAGCGTGAACGAGGTCAGGTCCGGTTGCGCGCCAGACTCGATCCGCGAGAACGTGCTGAAGCTCACCCCAGCCTCGGCAGCCGCCTGACGCAGCGACAACCTTCCTCGTCGATCCCGCAACATCCCGCCCAGTTGAGCAAGGTCAAGCCGCTCAGCGCCGTGCTCAGTGTCAGAGGCGCCTGTCACGCTGTCCACGACGATCCCTGCGGCCAAAGTGGACTCTGCTCCATTGTCTGAGCGTAGCGCACGAGTGGCGCGTAGGTGATACGGCGGCTGGCGCTGCTGTGTGGCCTGCGGCAGGGTGAAGCACTCGCGCTGCGGTGGCGCGACATCGACCAGGATGCGGGCACGCTGACGATCGACCGTGCGGTGACCGTCATCCGGGGCGAAGTGACCTACGGCCTACCGAAGTCGACTCGCTCACGGCGCACAATCCCGCTCCTCGGGCCGGTGGCGTTGGCGCTACGACTCAACGAGCCTGCGGGCGCCGACCCTGACGGACTGGTGTTCACCACGGCCGACGGCGGCCCGGTGATGCCGTGGACCGACAACCACGGGTAGCGCGACGAGACTACGCCGCGCCGGGAATCATGGAAGCCGCGTGCAGCAGCTCGTCATCGAGCACCTGGGTATAGACAGCCGTGGTGGCTGGGGAAGCATGGCGCGCGAGTCGCTGGGTCTTGCGCAAGTCGCCGCCCGTGGCGCGGAGTATCTGGGTGCAGTAGAAGTGGCGGAGGGCGTGCGGCGTGCCAGAGACGCCCGCGCGCTTCATCGCTCGCGAGATCGCCGACGACACTGAGCAGCGGTGCACGTGCCCGGTTGCCGAGTCGGTCGGGAACCAGTAGCCCGCGCGTGGCATGGAGTCCGCGAGCCGTGCAATGACGGGGACCAGTGGGAGGGTTGAGCGCACGCCGCCCTTCCCGGTGACCGCTATCTCTCCGCCCAGGAAGTCCTCACCGCGCACCTTCGCGATCTCGTGCACACGCATCCCGGCGTACGCCGCGAGGATGACGTATGCCGAGGTTTGCCGAGCGCGCGGGTCTGAGCACGCGGAGAGGATCGCGGCCACATCTGCCGGCGCTACGGGTCGGGGGAGCCCCCGGGGTGCCTTCGCTGTGGGAAGCTTCGCGGCCGGATTGTCGTCACGCCTGCCGGTCTCATTGAGCCACCCGAACCACGAGCGGAGGTGTGCGCGGTAGGTGGCCTTGCTGGAGCGAGATATGTCCGCATCGGCCAGCCACCCGATCAGCACATCCATGTCGGCACTCAGCGGGTCGTGCCCGTCGTGCGCGAGCCGAGCGATAGTGTAGGCACGTGAGGTAATAGTCCTCTCTGAGAGCCCGGCCGCGAGACCGCGCAGCCGCCACGCGTCGAGCGTGTCAGACAGCGACTCATCGAACGGCAGGGGCATGTCACCAGTATCAAGCCACCGGGGACGGGATTCGGGGATGACTGGTGCCGTGTCTGTCTCCATCGGCCTATGACACGTTGGCAAATAGTGGACCGTGGCGAGTTTGCCCATACTGGTCACAGCCGTCTAGGCCGCTTGGCGCAAATATAGAACCTTTGGATCAGAAGGTTTGGGTTCGAATCCCTACGGGTCCCCTGGCCCTTCGGGCTGGGGGACGTTTCCTGTCTCTAGCCACTCCACCGGCACTCCGGTAGCGAGCGACCATGCGCGGATCACGATGGGGCGGACCCTCACCGCATCCCCCTCGGGCCCGCTCGCCGCGCAGCTCGGCTGCGACCGCCTGATTTAGCCCCCCGGCTGATGTGCTCACGGCGTGAAGGTACCCGCCCGGTCATCTGAGATACATATTTTGGGCAGAAACTTTCTGGCGAAACCCCTAGACAGGTGACCGTTTGGTCATACATGATGACCGTATGGACACCCTCACAGCGACCGTTGCGGCTCGGGTCCGTGACGCAATCGACAGCGCGGGGATCACGCACGTAGGGCTCTCGGAGTCCACCGGCATCCCCCGGACCACGCTCATCCGGCGACTCAACGGCTTCGCGCCGTTCACCCTGGAGGAGCTGGAGGCCGTCGCCCACGTGCTGGGCACGTCGGTCTCCGACCTCACCCGCAAGGGCGCGGCATGAGCACTCCCGTCACCTACACCACCTGGGCGACTTGCGGCCCTGCATGTTGTCCAGCATTTGCCGCTTGGACTATGAGCACATGTCCGAGTTTGCGGCTCTCCTCACCGAGGCCGCCTCATAGACCCCCTCACCCCACCCCCCGGTGAGGGAGCGGGGCCGGTCCCACCACCTGGGGAAGGCACAGGGGCCGGTCCCGCACAAAGCAGAACCCCGCCCGGACGGAACCCGGGCGGGGCAAAGGAAAGCAACTCAACGAAGGAGCGTAGCAGATGAGCAGGATCACGATTGACGGCGTGGAGTACGTCCCGGCGAGCGACAGGCCGAGCGACGTGCAGATCGTGGTGGTGGATGGGCGCTGGAATTTCATCGGCCGGACGCGGCGTGAGGATGGGTTTCTGGTGATGACCGATGCGTCGGTGATCGTCTACTGGGGTACCACTCAGGGTCTCGGCGAGTTGGCTGCTGGTGGACCGACGAGCAAGACGCGGCTGAACCCGTGTAGCGGCACGGTGCGGGTGCCCGAGTCGCGGGTGGTGTTCACGCTCGACACGGCTGCCGAGAGGTGGTCGCTGTGAGCTACGGCGACGGCAATGGCGACGGCTACGGCTACGGCGACGGCGACGGCAATGGCGGCGACGGCTACGGCGACGGCGGCTACGGCGACAATGGCGACGGCTACGGCGACGGCGACGGCTACGGCGACGGCGACGGCAATGGCGACGGCTACGGCTACGGCGACGGCAATGGCGACGGCTACGGCTACGGCGACGGCGACGGCTACGGCTACGGCGGCGGCTACGGCGACGGCTACGGCGGCGGCTTGGAGGCCGCGTCGTGACCCCCCTCCTCTGGCTGGCCGCTCTGCTGGTCGGCGCGACCGGCCTCGGTGTCGGTCTCATGCTCGGCGCCTACCTGATGGAGCGCTGGGACGACCGGCGCTGGGAAGCCGAGTGCCGCGACCTGCTGGGCGGCGACCGATGACGCGCTACCTGCACACCTCCACCGGCACGGTCCGGACCTGCTCCCAGCGGGGTGAGCGTCGCTGCGAGGCGTGCCGCGACAACGGCGGGCCATGTGTGTACGTGACCCGCATGGAGGACGCGCTGGCCGATGAGGCCGCCGCCGAGCGCGGGGAGGCGTCGTGACTGGCTTCCTCGCCTTCCTCGCCGACTTCTGGGCCGCCGTGGTGGCGGTCTGGCCCCTGATTCTCGCCGGCGCCGCACTGATGTGCGTCGGCGCTCTCCTGGAAAGGACCAGCCGATGAGCAACACCGCAACCCGACTCACGCCCCGGGTGGGCGCTGACCTGGACCGACTGGTGCAGGTCACCACGCAGCTCATCAGCGACGCCGACCAGCGCGTCAATGCCGCCTGGCTGCGGCAGGCGTCCGGCCGCTACGCCGATGACCTGGACTCGCTCACTGCCGAGTTTTGGGACCTATACGAGGCACGGGAAGCCCTCGCTAGGGCAGCCGCGTTGCTGCGGAAGGTCGGTGCGCTGTGAGGCGCCTGCCCCGTGAGCCGCACCCGTGTGGCCGCTGCCGATACTGCTCAGCCGGCGAGATGTGCTCGGTGGTCTGGGAGTGGCGGCAACGCTGCCAGGAGGCGCTGGCCGACGACCACCGGGCACGCATGGCCGAGCCGGGCTGGCTGGACGAGGCCGAGGCGTGGGCGATGCGGAGGCGCGCGTCATGAGCGACCACTGGATCACCTGGGAGTGGAGCGGCTACGACGTACGCCGGCGCGTGCACTGCGGCGAGCCGGCTGGCGCAGACTGCCGCCTGGACCCCGAGCCCGCCTGCGACTGCTACTGCGAGGAGTTTGTCATCAAGCGCGCCCCGGACGGGCGTGCCTACCACGTCCCCGATGGGGGCGACGACAGGCACTACATGGTCGATGGGCGGGAGTGCAACGTCGTCCTGTTCCTCAGCGAGGACCTTCCCGAGCTTGGCCCCCGGGGGGACCGCTTCACCATCGGCAGGACGCCCATCACGCCGGTCTGGTTTGGGGACGGTGGCTACGAGTGGGAGCGGGCACAGTGACCGCCCGGATCCTCCTCGACCTACCCGAGGACGAGTACCACGGGCACCCGGCGCTCTCGCAGTCCGGGTGCAAGAAGCTCCTGCAGTCCCCGTCGCGGTTCCGGTATGAGCAGGACCACCCGACCCATAGCAAGGCGTTCGACTTTGGTTCAGCGGCACACGCTCTCGTCCTGGGGCGCGGCATGGAGTCGATCTACGTCGCGCCGTTCGATGACTGGATCCGCCGCAAAGGCCCCGAGGGCGGCTGCCAGTACACCACCGACGAAAAGGCGATCGCCCAAGCGGACGGCCTGTCCCCGATCCTCCCGAAGGACTGGGAGGTGGTCTGCCAAATGGCGGACAAGATCCGGGAGCACGCGTTCGCGATGCGGCTGTTCGAGCGCGGCGAACCAGAGGTGTCCCTGTTCGCCGAACTCGATGGCATCCCCGTGCGAGGCCGGGTCGACTGGCTGGCGCCCCGAGTGGCAACCGACTACAAGACCAGCGCCAGCGACGACCCGTTCGACTTCCGCAAGAAGGCCGCGACCTACGGGTACCACATCCAGGCGGCGTTCTACATGGACCTACTGGAAGCGGCCGGCCGACCGGTAGACGAGTTCGCGTTCATCGTGCAGCACAAGGACCCGCCGTTCGACGTGTTCGTGACCACCCTCACTGACCGCGCCATCGCCAAGGGCCGCGAGCTCTACCTGCGGGCGCTTGAGCGCTACCGCGACTGCATGGCAGCCGACACCTGGCCGGGACGCGTCAGTCCGGAGGCGTACGTCATCACCGAACTGCCCGAGTGGGCCTACTACGACAACGAACCCGAGGAGCACTACGCATGACCACCGAACTCGCCACCGTCGACCACGGCGGGGGCACCCTCGCTGTCGCCGGCGACTACTGGAACGCCGACCAACTCGCCGCGCTCGCCCACATGGGTGTCTCGAAGGACGTGACCGAGGCTGACCTGCGGGTGTTCCACCACGTCTGCGCGAAAACCCAGCTCGACCCGTTCATGCGGCAAATCCACATGGTTGGCCGCAACACCAAAGACGGCGACCGGTGGGTGACGAAATACACCATCCAGACTGGCATCGACGGGTTCCGGGTCATCGGCCGACGTGCCGCTGCGCGCGATGGGCATTCCCTCGAAATCAGTGCACCGGAGTGGGCGCACGAGGACGGCACGTGGCGTCCGGTGTGGCGGCACGAGTGGGGTTTCCCCGTCGCGGCGAGGGTCACGATCACCCGCGACGGGCACGCCCACACGGGCGTCGCGTTGTGGGACGAGTACGTGCAGACCAAGAGCGGCGGCGGCATCACGTCGATGTGGAACCAGCGCAGGGCCGGGCAGCTCGCGAAGTGCGCCGAGGCGCTGGCGTGGCGCATGGCGTGTCCGTACGACCTGGCGGGCATGTACACCGACGATGAGATGGGGCAGGCGTCCAACCCGGCCCCGGCTGCCCCGCGCACTGGTCTCGCTGCCGCCCTCGCTGGCCCGGCGCCTACCCACGACGTGGATGTCGTGGAAGCCGAGCTACTGCCTGACGACGAGACCGGGGAGCTGCTGAACACGTCCTCGTCGCTGGCGCGGCAGATGTTCGCCCTGTTCAACGAATGCGAACTGTCGGACAAGGCCGACCGGCTCGCCTACTGCTCGGACGTGGCTCAGCGGCCCATCGAGTCCTCCTCTGACCTGACGGTCGCCGAAGCCCGCGCGGTCGTCGTCTCCCTCCTCGCAGACAAGGAAGCGCGCTCATGACTACCCCCCGCCCGCTCATCCATGTTCGCTTGTACGCGGAGAAGAACATGGGCGACCACGCGGTGACGGCTATCACCGCTCACGCAGTGGAGCCCGGCGAAACCGTCGAGCACCTGGTCTGCCGGCTCATGGAGATCGGCGAGTTTAAGCAGCCCCACGGCTACCGCCCGGGTCCGGACTCCCGAATCGAGCTGCAGTACGTCGCAGGCACCGAGCCGGAGCTGACGCCCGAGCAGGTCGCCGCAGCCAACGATCCAATCTTCTGAAAGGACCCCCAATGACTACCCCTCGCCCCCGCCTGATCCTCGCCGCTGTCGCGGCGCTGTTCATGGTCGCTCTGGCGCTGGCTTGGCCGACCCCGGCCCGCGCGAACCACGCGACCATCACCGGGACGTGGCAGTGCGCCCGGCCCGGCGTCGCCACCATCACCTGGACCGTCACCAGCGACGAGACCGAGGCCGCCGTCGTACGCGCCTCGTCCCGTGGCTTGTTCGACGGGCTGCCTCTGGGGACGCAAGTCCGCAGCGAAGACACCGCGGTCGGCTCCGGAATCGAGATGGTGGTGAACACCAGGTTCTTCCCGCCGGGCACGTCGCCGGGCGTCTCGGAGGCTGACTACTGGGCCGCCGTGAAGGCGTACCGGGTGAAGCACCCGAACTGGGTCGCTGAGCGCCGCAACGTCGGCGTGGTGCACGTCCCGGTGGATTCCTGCCCCGAGCCGCCGCCGGTGGACGTGTGTCCGGATGAGCCGGGTGTGCAGACGGCTGGCCCGTGCCCGACGCCGACGCCTACCCCGACACCTACGCCTACCCCCACGCCGACCCCGACCCCCACGCCCACGCCGACGCCTACCCCTGAGCCGTGTGGTCCGTCGTCCACGCCGTGCCCGACCCCGACGCCCACCCCGACGCCGAGCGAGCCGACCGCGACCCCCACCCCGCCGATCCCGCGCGACACCCTGCCCCCGGCAGGCGACAAGGACAAGTGCCCGCACGACCCCGGCGTGCAACACGAGACGCCGTGCCCGAAGCTCGGGCCGCCGCTGGTCGACGGACCCGACGAGCCCACCCCGCCCGCCGCGACGCCGGTCCTGCCGAACACGGGCGCCGGCGACAACCGGCCCGCAGCGTGGTTCGGTATCGGCGCGATCGTCGTCGGTGCGGTGCTGCTGCTGGTGGGGCTGCTGCGGAAGCGGGGTGCGTGATGACCTACCAGCGCCCCGATCTCGTCCGGTCGGCACCATCCGGCGTCAAGATCGACCCCCTCGACCCCGCATTCAAGACCGCGTCACCCGACACTCAGGACAAGTCCCTACCAGCGGTCTACCTGTTCAGCAACAGCCACAACGGCGACGGGATCGCCTACTCCATGGCCGAGGACGGCACCGTGCTCGGGTCTCACCTGTGCTCCCACTGGGGCTACATGCTGCACGACCTCCACGACCGGAAAGACCGGCGCGAGGCGACGGAGGCTCACTACCCGGACGGCTACCGGATCGTGATCTGTGGCCCCGGCGAGGTGCCACCGCCCGAGGTGCTGGAGCGGAACCGCGAACAGGCCCGCACGGGACGGGGTGCGTGATGGGGCACCAGCGTGAGTTCGCATCGCTATCCGGACTCACGGACCAGCAACACGCCGACCTCTGCGAGATCGTGCACCAAATCATGGTCTCCGGATGGGGCTACCTCATCTCGGACGGGAACCGAGTTCGGGAAGCGCTCGCTAACGCCTTGGACGAGCCCGTAACGGAAACTCTCCGACCCGTATTGGCGGACTTCGTTTCCGGCTTCGTGGACATGCGCTCCGAGCTTCTCCGGGAGATATCGGACGTGCTGGCGTGGGCATCATGACCGCCCGCATCTACATCGCCGGCCCCATCTCGGGCAGGCCCGTAGCCGAGTACACCCGTGACTTCCGCGAAGCCCAATCACCAAACCCCAACCCTCCCGAAAGGAACACGCCATGAGCACCTGCATCGAAATCCACACCACCCACGGCTACACCACCGACAAAATCGAGCACCCCGACCTCGAAATCCCCATCCACACCGGACCCCAGCGACAGGGGGACGTGTTCGTGCTCCCCGTCACTACCAAGCACCCCGGCGAACCCATCCCCCCCGCCGGCGTCACCGTCGTGCGCGCCGAAACCAACGCCGCGAACACCCACAACCTCCACGGCGACGGGGAGTGGCTGTGGTCGAGCGACGCCGACACCAACCTCATCCAGGGCTGGCTCACCGTCCCCACTGGCGGGACCGCCTACCTGATCCACACCGAGGAGCACCCAGCCCTCGCTATCGGTCCAGGCACCTATGAGGTCCGGCGTCAACGCGAGTTCGCGGGCGAGTGGCGACGGGTGGCGGACTGACATGTATAACGGGACGCTCACCGACGCTGACCTGGCCCGGATCGCGGCGATCCGAGACGAGTGGATGCGGGTCGGGTTGTCGACGGAGCGATGCGACCGTCCTGCCGCCGAGGCCGCCGTGCGGGCCGCGTATGCGGCAGCCGGGCTCGCGGAGCCGCGCCTTATGGTGTGGATGGACTCCCCGCTGGGGGGGATGCTTGCCAAGGTTGTCCTCGGGGACCAGCTCCGTGGCCAGCTCGGGGGCCAGCTCCGTGGCCAGCTCCGTGGCCAGCTCCGGGACCAGCTCGGGGGCCAGCTCTGGGGCCAGCTCTGGGGCCAGCTCGGGGGCCAGCTCGGGGACCAGCTCCGGGACCAGCTCTGGGGCCAGCTCGGGGACCAGCTCCGGGACCAGCTCCGGGGCCAGCTCGGGGGCCAGCTCCGTGGCCAGCTCCGTGGCCAGCTCCGGGACCAGCTCTGGGGCCAGCTCGGGGGCCAGCTCTGGGGCCAGCTCCGGGGCCAGCTCCGGGGCCAGCTCGGGGACCAGCTCTGGGGCCAGCTCCGTGGCCAGCTCCGTGGCCAGCTCGGGGGCCAGCTCCGTGGCCAGCTCTGGGGCCAGCTCGGGGACCAGCTCCGTGGCCAGCTCCGTCGCCAGCTCTGGGGCCAGCTCGGGGACCTGCTTGACCCCATGGGTGACGCGTACTGGATCGCGCTCCATGCCGCCGCACTTCCACACATCGACGCCACGAGCAAGCGCCTCGAAACCCTCGCGGAGGCGGTCCAGGCAGTCGGCTGGTGGTGGCCAATGGATGGCGGCGCCGTCCTCTGCGACCGTCCCACCGTGATCCACCGCGACCCACAGGGCCGGCTACACCACGACACCGGCCCCGCTTTGACTTTTGCGGACGGATACGCCGTGCACTCCTGGCACGGCGTCACGGTGCCCGAGGACTTCTGGGACTGGGGCATGGAGCGCGCCCTGACCGAAACGAACACAGAGATCCGACGCTGCGGCATCGAGCGGATCGGCTGGGAGAGATTCACCGACCGGATGACCCTCCTGGCTGAGTGTGACGACCCCGGAAACCCGGGTCAGACGCTCCGGCTCTACGACCCGACCCCGCTGGTCGCTGACCTGTACGACGAGCCGGCGCACATCCTGGTCTGCGCCAACGCGTCCCTCGACAAGGGAGGCCACCGGCGCGTGTTTGGGCTCCCCGTTCCCGCGCACCACACCGACCCGGTGGCGGCGGCTGCTGACCTCTTCGGGGTGCCGGTGGCGGCGTACCGAGGGCTGGCGAGGGCGTCATGAGCCCCCGCATCTACATCGCCGGCCCCATCTCCGGCCGACCCGTCGATGTCTACACCAAGGCGTTCCGCGAAGCCCAAGCCGCGCTGGAAGCGAAGGGCTGGGAGGTGGTGTGCCCCCTCGACATCCCGCCGCACGAGCACGAGGGACCCTGCCCGGAAAGCTGGGGGGGCGGGGAAGTGGAGCCGGGGGTGGAGGCGCCCCACCGGGCGGCGTGCTACATGCGGACGGGTATCGCGGCACTGATGACGTGCGACGCGATCTACGCGCTGTGGGGATACCAGTTCAGTCGGGGAGCGCGCATCGAACTGGGCGTGGCCAAGGGTCTCGGGCTGAGTGACTACCGCGAGGGTCCCTTTGAGGCCAATGAGTACCCCGAGGTGCCATCATGAGTCCTCGCGCCCTGCGAGCCATCGCTGTGACCTGGATCTCGGCGATGGCCGTTGCCACTGTCACCGCGGCCATGACGGCGATCTGGACGGGCGACAGCCGGTGGGGCGGTACAGCGTTCCTGCTGCTCGTGGTGACCTTCCTGAGCGTCCTACCCGCTGGATACATGTACATCGAGGTGGCTAAAGACCGCGAGGTCGCCGCAAAGCTGGCCTACGAGCGTGGTCGCATGGAGCGAGAACTAGGGCTCCGGCCATGACCGCGCCCGACACCATGCTCGACGCCCGCGAGGTGTTCGCGGTGGGCCGGTACTGCCTCACTAGTGACGAGACGGCGCTCGCCTGTCCCGTCTGCGACTACACCCGCCACGCCGGCGAGCTGCCGCTGGCCGACATCACCGCCATGCACACCCACCTGGCCGAGCACGCCCCCGCCGAGTGGCTGCGGGCAATCGCCCGAGCCCGAGCCCGCGCCCGCTGATGCGCGGGCACACCTCCGGACACAAGGAGACCACCATGAGCACCATCACCATCATCCACGCGTCGGGATGGTTCGGCGCGAACGCCGACGACTTCCACGCCGACCTCACCCGTCAACGCCGCGCCGCGAGCATCATCACCCGGACCGAAGCACACGGCCGCGCGCTCGGACTCGACCCCGCATGGCGGGTCTACCGGGCACGCGGCGACGCGTCCCTCGGCAACTGCTCCATCGAGTGGGACTCACGCCGCTGGGAGCGCCGCGCCGAAACCATCGAGCGCCTCGACAGCCAGACCCGCTGGTGGTCCAAGTCCGGCGTCGAGCGCGCGACGTACGCCGTGACGGTCATCCTCGACGGCGAAGACGGCCCCCTGTGCGTGTCGGTGGCCCACTACCCGCCGAACGTGCAGAACCCCAGCAAGACCGGGTTCGCGGCACGCTCCCGCCGCGCCCTCGCCACCCGCTCCGCCGCCGCCGAACACAGGCGCGTCGTCCGCCGCTTGTGCCGCGCCTACCGCGCCGAACACGGGGTCGCCGTACGCCGCCGGATCGTCGTGGCTGACTGGAACGTGGACCTGTCCCGCCCGTGGGCGCGGGCGTGGCTGCGGTCGGTGTACGCCGGGGGCCGGTGGCGGCTCGCCGTGCCGCCCGTGCCGACGATCCACCGCAGCGTGTTCGACGCTGCGGTCATCCGGGGGCTGCGGCTGGCCGGGACGCCGGGAGTGCGGAACGTGGGATCCAGCGATCACCATGAGGTCACGTTCCGGCTGCGGGGTGTGGCATGAGCCTCACGACCGCACAAAAGCAGATTCTGCACAGCTGCCCTGGCTGCCAGCACGGCATCGCCAACCACGACGGTCTCGGTTGCGCTACCTGCTCCCAGGAGTGGGACGACGTAGCCGGGGAGTCCCGCTCATGCAGGCACAGCGGGCGGACCATCGAGACCACTTATGCAGCGGTCGCGGCGCTGATCGACGCAGCTGTCATGGAAGCTCGGGCTGAACTGGTGACACTCCCACCCGTTGAGGCGTTAGCCCTCACGGTTGGGCTCAGCCAGATCGAGTGGGGCGACACCGCTGACTCCGACGCTGCCACCAGATGCATCCTCGCGCTCGCACGGATCACGGGTCGGCACGACTGGACGAAGGACGCGTCGTGAAAACGCGACACAGCCGAAACCGGCACGGGGAGCCCGTGTGGACCATCGAGCTAACTGGCTGGCACGAAATTATCCGGTTCGCCAGCAACCTGCTTAACGACCAGATCGAGTTCATGACGATCGGGCAGAAGGCGCTCTCGTGGTCCCGCCGATCACTCGGAGCGAAGCGTTTCGAGACCGTCATCACTCCCTACTACGGCTACAGCTCGAAGTGGCGAGACGCCGTTGTCCGCGCATCCAGTGGCATGCCCCCCCACGACGCCTACGCCGTCCCCGTTCCCGTCCCCGACAACAAACCCGAGTGGGACGCGGGCTGCACGTGCGGCTGGTACGACCCGCACCACGGCAGCGAAGCCCGCGCGATCGCCGCCGCCGAGGAACACCGGGCGGAAGCATGACCCCCATCTCCGAAGCCGACTTCACCCGCCAGGTCATCGACCTAGCCCACCTCACCGGCTGGCACGTCGCCCACTTCCGCCCCGCCCAAACCACACGCGGGTGGCGCACCCCCATGTCCGGCGACACCGGCTACCCCGACATCACCCTCGCCCGAGACGGGCACGTGCTCCTCGCCGAACTCAAAGCCGAAGGCGGGAGGCTCCGGCCCGAGCAGGTCGGGTGGCTCACCGCCGCCCACGGCGGTGACTGGCGCGACTGGGTATGGAGGCCGAGGGACATCGAACGCATCCGTCGACTACTGAGGAGACAGCCGTGAGCGCGCAGCAGACCTTCGCCCTCTGTATCGACTGCTGGGAGCTGCACTACGGCATCCCCGACAGCAACGGCGTCTACTCGCGCGACAGCGGCTCATCGAACCACTTCGACCACGCAGTGCACGTCTTCGGCACGCCCGACAACTACCCGCCGCCCATTCGGACCATTCTCGCCAGCTTGCACGCCGGACTCCCCGTCAGCAATGGCCGGATCGAGATGTTCTCCCTCGCTTGCGCGATCAACGCGATCCAGCCGAACAACGGGGTCACCGTTGCGCCGCCGTCCCCACTGCCGACGAAAGAGCGGCCGCACGAACCGGCGGTCGTGACTCCTACTGTCGACGCCCTTTTCGAGATGGAGATGACCCCGTGACGATCCTCGACACCCCCGGCACCCCCTGGACGGCGTACGCCGCGTGCGCCGGCGACGACAACATCGACGACTGGCACGCACCGAAGCCACGCGGACCCCGCCGCGACAGCCCCGCCATGGCCCGCGTCCGCGCCGTATGCGCCCGCTGCCCCGTGACCGACGACTGCCTCGCCTACGCGCTCGAACAGGGCATCAGTGAGGGAATCTGGGGCGGACTCGACCCCTACGAAAGGAGGAAGCTGTGACCACCTTCATGGCCCGGTGGCCCATCACTGACGAGATGCTCGGGATAGCCGAGCTGGCCGCGCTCGCCCGGCCAGACCTGCCGCTCCTCACCGCGCAAGCCGGGGCGCGCATCACCGGCCCCGGCCGCTGGTTCGTCGCGCGGTCCGCCGAACTTGCCGGCTCTGGCCGCGTCACCGACTGGACGCTGGTCTACGAGGCGCCGGCCGAACCGCGCCCACCCCGCGCGCCGCTCGCGCTCCGTGGCGTCCCGGCAGCCTCGCCGTACGGCGAGATCGATGACGTGGTGGTGAGCCGCATCCTGTCCGGCGACTGGCGCTACCCCGCGAGTGAAGCGGAGCGGCGCGAGGTGTGCCGCATGTGGCGCGACTCCGGCCGGCCGCTGGCCGAACTGGAACGGCTCACCGGGTGGCGGGCGCACCGGTACATCGACGCAGAGAAGGAGGAGGCGGCCTAATGCCCTACCTGAACATGGACGACAACTTCGCCGACCACCCCAAGGTGGACGCGCTCAGCGACGGGGCGTTCCGGCTGCACGTCGCTGGGCTCCTGTACTGCGCTCGGCACACCACGGACGGGATCATTCCCGCCCACCGTGTAACCCGCCTCACGCGCACCTACAAACCCACGCAACTGGCCGAACTGCTGCGGTCCGGGATCTGGCTCAAGCACCCGTCCCACTACGAGGTGCACGACTACCTCGACTGGAACAAGTCGTCCGCATGGTGGGCTGAGAAGCGTTCCGCCGACGCCGCTAGGCAGGCCGAGTATCGGGCGCGGAGGGCTGCTGAGAAGGCTGCCGAGGAGGCCGCTCGGCGGGCAGGGCGTACGACACCGATCGGTCTCGTGAGTGGGGGTGTCACGTCGTGAGTCACAACGTTTGTCACAGCGTGACTCACGGTGTTTGTCACGTGTCGTGTCACATGTCGTGTCACAGCGCCCAGACCAGACCAGACCAGACCAGAGTTCTACTTACTGTTGTCTGTGGTGTCAGTGGTAACTCTTTTCATCCATCTCACGGTGACCTACAGGCGCCCTCATGGATGGAAAAACAGCGATGAAAGCCACCGGCACAACCGAGCAAGACGCTCGCGCGATCGCCTACCTCGCCGGCCGACTCCGCGATGAAACGCACGGCGCCGCAAAGTGGGACCAGCCCGGCATTTGGGCGATCATCTCCAGCCTCATCGGCAGGAACCTCGCCGTCACCATCGAGCAGGTAACCCGCCACGCCGCTGACCCTGAAGCGAAGACCCCGGGGGCGATCCTGCGGCCATTCACACCCGAGGCGCCCGGTCGGCAGCCAGCCCGGCCCCCGAAGCGCGCCGACGAGTGCCCCCACCACCCCGGCCAGTGGTCCGGCTCGTGTGGCGGCTGCGCCGTCGACGCGGTGACCGGGACGCCCAAGCCGCCCGCCCGGCACGTCAAGAGCACGCCCCCGCCGGAGTGGCACAAAGCCCGCGCGGCCATGCGCGGCGGAACCGAGGAGGACTGACCCGATGAGCACGCCCCCCTGTTCAGCCTGCACCCGCCCATCGCCCCACGCGACCATCTGCACCGAGTGCGTCGCCGGCCTCCGGGTCACCCTCGCACGCATCCCCGACCTGTTCGCAGACCTGGCCGTCGTTGCCGGGAAGCGCACCCGGTACGGCGACCCCATCGGCGGCGGCAGGACAGTCGGCAAGACCCAGCCGCTCCCCGTCGACGGCCGTTTCGCCGACCCGCAAGGGGACGGGTCACGGATCCGCTCCGACACCCGGAACACGGTCACGACGTGGGCGCGGGTCGTCTCCGAGGAGATCACGGGCGGCGACCTGCCTGCCGACACGATCGCGGCGTGCTGCGAGTACATCGACGTTCACCTGTCGCGGGCTGCGGGTCAGCAGTGGGCTGGCGAGCTGCACGACGAGCTGAGCCACGTCAGGCGCACGCTGGAGCGCTTCGTGGACCGTCCGGCTGACCGGTGGTACGCCGGGCTGTGTGGCTACGTCAGCGAGCCCGAGCGTGCCCACGACGGCGACACGTGCGGCTGCGCCTGCCACGTCGGCCCGAGCTACATCTGCGACGTGCCGGGCGGCTGCGGGCTGGAGTACGCCACGACCGCTGCGGTCGTGTGTGAGCGTCCGCTGTGGGCCAAGCCCGGGCAGCACGAGATCCGGTGCTCCGACTGCGGGAGCACGTGGGATGTCGCCGAGCGGCGCAGCTATCTGCTGACTGAGGCCGAGGACCGGCTAGCCACCATCCCAGAGATCGTGCGCACCGTGGCCACGCTGGCTGACCTCGGGCTGGATACGGGCCGGACGGAGAAGCGTGTGCAGAAGTGGGCGGAGCGCGGCCTCATCACGGCTCGGGACGTGCGGCCATTGGGTGAGGTGGCGATGGTCAAGCTCTACCGATTCGGCGATGTCTACGGCATGTTGCGCGACCGGACCACGTGCTGACGGGATGGTCGTGGTAGCGTCTGTCGCGTCGATTCCAACGGACGACCTATGCCCTGATCTCGGTCGGGGCATTTGTGTTTCGGGGGTCAAATAGGCCCCTGACCTGCTAAAATGGGTTATGCCTGCCGCTCAGTCGCACACTCGCCCAGCCCGCAAGCGCACCCCCCGCGTGTCGAAGGTGACCAACGCCCGCACCGCGCTCGCTGAGTGGGGTCGCGGCATGGAAACCTTCTGCCTGACGTTCGGGCAGTTTGCTCCTCGTGGCCGACGCTGATGGCTGACGCGAAGTACAACGACCGGGAGTACCGAGCGGCGCGCGCACGCTACGCCCGTGAAGTCGAGGCAGGCCGCGCCTACTGCGCTCAGCCCGTGTGCATCGAGGCCGACAGGTGGATACCCCCCGGCCCGTTCGACACCGCCCACGACGACAGCGGCACCGTGATCCTCGGGCCAGCTCACACGCGGTGCAACCGCGTCGATGGTGGGAAGCGGCGGCACGTGGTGAAGGTGACTCGCTGGTCCCTCTGAGGAGGGGGAGGGGGTCCGAAATCTCTGGGGCTGGTAGGGCTTAG